AAAGAGGTTGATCCTCAAGAGAAAAAAACTCACCGCGCACGGCTTCACTTGTTACGAGTCTTACTAGGTGACAGATAGTCCCCCGTTTGCACCAGGACAACGCGAAAAACTAGTGTTCAGACTCGGCAGATGCACGGCGATTCTCTACTTGTCTCGTCAATCCCTTATAGTATAAGGCTTTCAAACACTCGTTGGATTTGGTGTTATGTATGTTGTAACAAGTTCTGTAGGCACAATGTATTCAGACGGGCAGGGGGGAGGGGGTTGCAGGCTCGGCCGTCCGTAGATTCTGATCGGATAACCTGCCCCATAAAAAATGCTACAAAGGGGCTTGCATAGTTCTGGTGATTTGGTAGTAAGGGGAATATGCAACTGATTAAAGGCGATTGTTTGGAGGAGATGAAGGGTATAGCGGATGGTTCTGTTGATTTGACTGTCACAAGTCCACCATACGATAATCTTCGAACCTATAATGGAAACAATGAATTATGGGGAGAACACGTTTGGAAGGAAGTATTGGTAAATCTGTATCGAGTAACCAAGCAGGGTGGCGTTGTTGTCTGGGTTGTTAATGATGCTACTATCAAGGGTAGTGAGACAGGAACATCGTTTAATCAAGCGTTGTGGGCTAAGGAGTGTGGGTTTAATTTGCATGATACGATGATTTATTTGAAACCAAATTTCTCTGCTGTTGGTGCATTAAAAACCAGATACGCACCTGTATTTGAGTATATGTTTGTATTTACCAAGGGTAAGATTAAAACATTTAATCCAATTAAAGATAGAAAATGTAAAACGCACGGAAAGGTTAAATCTGGAACAATAAGACAGAAAAACGGAACTACCAAGAGGAAGATTAATGAGGGATGGATACAATCGGAATACGGTCAAAGATATAATGTATGGGAGATATGCCCTGTTGTTCAACGAGGAGATGATAAGCATCCTGCTCCATTCCCAGAGAAACTAGCCCATAACCACATTATCTCATGGAGCAACGAAGGAGATACTGTTCTTGACCCGTTCATGGGTAGCGGAACAACTGGTGTGGCTTGCGTAAATACTGGCCGTAATTTTATCGGAATTGAATTGGATGATACTTATTTTGAGATAGCCAAAGATCGTATAGGAAAGGCTACGGCAAACGTGCAGCTTGATAACGCCCTTTGAATGTGTTTAGGATGAGTTTATGAAGAAGGATGTGTTGGGAGATGTTGACTGGAAGGTGTGTCGGTTTTGTAGTGGATGGGTTGTGAGTAGTGGGGATGTGTGTAGGACGCATGAGGTTGTGGGTTGTCCTGAGTGTGGAAGGGGGGCGTTGTGGAAGGCGGGTAGTGGGATGTATATGTGTATGAATTTGGATTGTGACTGGGCGAGTGAGGTATTGCCTGAGTATGGGTTGGATGGGGTATTAGAGAATAGTTAAGAATTTTGTTGCAAAGGGTTGTGGTGGTGGTAGAAGGGTTGCATGAAATCTGTGAAGCAAAGAGATTACCCTGTGTGGGTGTGTTATCCGTGTGGTAGTAGGCATGGGTTTAAGAAGTGTGGGGTATCGACCTGGCATGATGATACGTGTGGGATTTGTGGGGAGGTAACTACTGTGACTGAGCCAAGGGATTTTGGGCATTTGAAGAATAGCTGGATGAAGGCGTATGATCGGGGTGTAGCGATTGCTGCTTACTTGGATGGTGTGCTGGCGAAAGAAGAAGTGGACAGAATTAGTCCTAATAAGAATACGCCAACACCTGTGAGTGAATACCGCCAGTTGAATGATGGGGAGCTTGTGATGGATGGAGATGAGTTTTGGGGGATGGATAAGTGCTGGTTACCTGCTACCGAGATTGGTAAGAAGGTAACTACCTACACCCATAAGATGTATAGACGACCAATAAGCAAAAAGACAATTATGAATAAGCAAGAACGTATTAAGCAATGGACGGCCAAGATTGATAAGATCGTGGGGAACTATAAGGAGTTAAGTGCAGCCTGTGATGTTGCGCATGATGCTGGTTGCCTGGATATGGATGGCAAACTGCACACGGCGATATGGAAGTCCTTTGATGTGCTGATGGATTATGTTGAGCAGAGCGATTGGCTGGAGTGGTATATCTACGACAACGATTGTGGAGCAGCAAAGATGAAGGGAGGTTTCGATGAAGTGGTAAATCCAATTAAGAATAGCCGTGACCTAGCTAAGCTGATCGTTGAGGACGAGGATCGTGGGTGAGTAAACTATGGTAACTTATGGTAAACTTACTAAATAACCAAAACTACGACCGATAAACCACATCAAATGACCGATAAATTATGAACGAAAGACAAAAGAAGATCATGGTTCCATACGAGGAGCCTACCGACACCTGCCCAGATTGCAGCAACATCCCTTGCAATTGTGGAATACCTGCTGGGTATAAACCAGACATCCGCTTTGCTGCCAATTTCGCACCGCATATTAAAGTTGTGGAGGTTAGTAGCCTAATAGAAGTTATGCAGCAACGGGACGAGTTACTGAGATACAACGAGGCATTTCGGCAAGAGACATTGATCTGCGCCGATTGTGACGCGATACGCAAAGAGGAATACGACCAAGCAATCGAGCAGCGGGACAGGCTGGCGGAGGCTTTGCGTAAAATACAAAGAGTAGGATTAGTCGCTGTGGATGCCTTTGATGAACTGGACAGGATTGACGAGATAGTAGATGAAGCACTTGCAGCCGTGAAAGGAGAGAGCGATGAGTCCTAAATCACAACGAATCGCCATTGCTGAGAGTGTTGGCATCTATCTACATGACGGTGACCACGATCCTTCTAATTATGTATTTGTCACCGATCTGCCCGACTACTGTAACTGCCTTAACGCGATTCATAATGTTGAGAAAAAATTAAAAGGTATGCAGTGGCTAAACTATGTAGATTCTTTGCTTGATGTTTGCGGATGTGAGACACCTACGATTACAGCAACCGCAGCCCAGCGAGCAGAAGCATATCTACGCACAATCTGTAAGTGGGAAGGAGGGAGCGATGAGTGACCTAGAAAACTTCGGTATGCTCATGGCTGAAGATAGCGAATCAGAGGCAAACAGCCTGCTTTTATATCGCATCAACTCATTGGTCAAGGAGCGTGATGAACTTAGAGACAACTGCAAAGCGTTTCACAAATGGCGGGATAAATTCCCTTGTGTCTGCAATGGAGTATATCTGCAAGGCAACTGCTTACGCTGCGACATTGAGAGACTAATTGGCAAAGGATCTAGCACAGATGGGCGTTAAAACATCCATATTGGATGTGCAGGAAAGCTGAACATTTATGTTGGCGAACGCTGACATCTTTACAATGTAGGCGAACGCTGTCATTTTAAGAAGGACAAATACACGCTAAATAATCCTTAGTAAAATAATAAGGTATTGACAAGATTAGGTTAGTTCGCTAAAGATTCAAATAGCGACTGGCAATGGTGCTGGTTTTAAATTGTAAAACTTATGAGCGCAACAGCTTTTCTTCTACATGGTGGCAATGGTGGCCACGTCCTTAATTCTGGCGAAGGCGCACAGACTGGTAAAAACTATCGTTGGATTCAGTTCATCGAAGATACCGTGTTGTCAACGCTTCAGGGTAATCTTACCAACATTGCAGACCTTCAAACCATTACCCATCTTGCAGGCACAGGCATCGGTGGTAACTTTACTGCCGTAACTGTAACCAGCGGAACTTGCATTGCTTACGATCAATAAACCGTGGCATCTTACCGTTCATATGGTGGGCTTGATGACCAATCGTTAATTGATGGCGATACTGGTTTTGTTGGTATTAACCAGCGTTTGCAGTTAAACCAGCTTCAGGCGGGTGAGGTAAGGGAGTCTTTGAACGGACGCATGGAGGGGTATTGGAAGCCTCGTAAGGGTATCGTAGAGAAAACAGGGGCATTTACTACTGGCGGAACGCCATTGCAGCTTCCGTTCTACCTGGTTGGTATGAGCGTAAGGATAACTGCTGCCTCGGTAACATCTGGAGTGGTTACTTTGACTACGCAATCCAGCCACGGGTTGACCAATGGATCTACGTTGAACATCCAAGGAATTGGTTATACGGCAGGCTCAGATCCAAACGGAGTGTTCACGGCTACTACTGCAAGTGGAACCAGCATTACATACCCTTTAGCGGGTGGGGTTGGCCCTTATACAGTTGATGCTGGAACGCCATCGCTTACAAGAGTGATTACCGCAACAACCAAAGCAATTACTGCCGCATCTTATGCAGCCAACGTAGTTACAATTACCATTACTGCACACGGTTTTGATGCTGGATCAAGCGGCTACGCTGTTGTTTCTGGATTGTCATTTACTGGCACTGACTCCAATGGTGCTGTTGTTTTGACCTATGTCGATGCCAACAATATGAGCTTCCCTGTAACTGGGGTAACGGCTGTTTCTGGAACTGGCACATTGTCGCAAATGCCTATTAACGATGATGCTAACGCAAACGTAAGAGCATCTTGTTTATTTAGCGACCCTAATACTGGCAACAAAGAGTATGTGATTATTGCCTTGGATACTCTAGCCAAGAAAATTGATTTAGATGAAAACAATAGGGATGCAAATGGCTA